ATCTTGATGCAACGATTGCAAAAGCAAATGTTGCCATGCTTAAAAGCTCAATTGATTATGACAATAGACGAATCAAATTTGATTTTAATCACGATGTAACGGGTTTGCTTGAAGCAAGACGAGATGCCGCTATTGCCGGGGATATGGAGCGCGTCAAGGGAATTGATGCGGCAATTGATGCCTCAGTGCATGACTACTCAGAAATGAGCAACGAGATTAAGCAACTTGCCCCTTATCTTAAAGATGACATTATTAGACACCGAGAAGTAGACAAAGTATTGTCTGACTTTTCCCAGAGCTTGCAAGATGGCACACAGGCAAAGTACCTGTCAGATCTTGCCGACAACAAACAAAATTTGCCGTACAGCGTGTGGCAAGATGCTGTTAAAGGCGTTGTTCAAATTGACCAGCAGCACAGCCGATTAAAGAATGACATAAATGCCGAGCAAAATGCTCAAGCAGATTTAGGCATTGAAAACGGTAGTATTCAAAATGCATCTGACCTATTGAATTATCCTGAGCTTACAACAGCTCAGCTCCTTTCAAAGATGAAAGCACTTGATTTAAAACAAGCACAAAGGGTAAAAGATAATTCCAAGGTCATTACAGCGCAGCAGAATATTTTAAGTGGACGACCTGAATGGAACACAGCCGATACTAAAAATGCTATGTTTAAAAACTCAATTGCTCAGTTAGAGCAAGCCACAGGCAAACCCGCAACGCTGCAAGACATGGAAGCAAGTATTTTAGGCACAAGCCCATACCCAGCAAGCGGGATGCCAAATACGCCTATGGGTGATAATGTTCCAGCCTTTGATTCTACGGTCAGCCAAAAGCTAACCAGTGAAGACCCAATCCAAACAGCGCAAGCGGCTATGGTTTATAATGACATGGTGAATGTAAAGGGCAAGCCAAATAGCATCAGTTTAACCGGGGATGCGCTAGCCGTAGCTACGTTATTTAATGAAATTAATAACGGAGGGATTGCTCCAGAAGATGCGGCAAACCAAGCGATTACCAAAGTACTTAAAGCCACAGAGCCACAGATTGCGCAGCGCATTGAGATGTTTAATAAGAACCTTGCGCACATTGACCCACGCACCGGAACAAACGTATTGCAACAACAGTTCAAACAAACCTTTGGCTTTGACCCTAAAGCCTTTGGTTCATCCGAAGCCTTTAAAGTATTTTCCGATAAGTACCGCAATTATTACCTGACTTCAAACTCACAAGAGGCCGCTTTAAATGCGACTAAGTACGACATGAGAGCATGGGGAACTTCCGAATACTTTGATAAAGGTTATGTAGGTCAGCCCGTTCCTGAGAAAAAAATACCTATAACAAAAATTGGGAATGCCTTTGGCAATCAAATGGTAGCCTCTTTGCAAGGTTTTATTAACCGCAATAACGCATTAAGAGCCGAACACCCAGAGCTAGGAATACCGCTTGTTGAATGGGCAGACCCTAAGCAAACCATCACGGGCAAAGAATCAGAGCAAGATAAAGTATTCAAGAAGTTTACTATTGGAAACAAACCAAGGTTAAAAATAAATGGACATGAAACTGATGTGGTGCTTATGCCGAGCGCAAGCTCACGCCTTGATAATCGCATTAATTATCTGTTTGGAGTGTACGACCAATTCAATAACCTTAACCCACTCAAGGATGTTTCAAACGGAGTTGATCAGGTTGCACGCTTTGCGCCAACTGAGCTTTCGATATGGGCACCATCAATTGTTACAGCACAATTAGACAAAGAAATAAGAGATGTTGCTTTAAGTGTTGAATCTAAGGAAATTAAAAAAACTGATAAAAAAGAGCTTGCAGAGCTTGAGAGAAAAGCCCCAACATGGCAAGTTATCCTTGGGCTTGGTGGCGCAGATGAACATCGAAAATACATTGAAGAACGTGCAGCACGTACCGATAAAGGACGCATTGAAAAAATTATTCAAACAATTAAAGACGCTAAAAGTGCGACAACTCGCGCTGAAATAGCCGATGCAGATAATGTGGGAATCAGCAATGATTTATCTGGTGCCGTTATACCGGGAAATATTGATTTAAATACACGGCCGCGCGTTAAAAATCCTGATGGTAAAATTAGCACGGTGCGAACAATTGGAATCAATATGGACGATTTGGAGTATGTAATACCTACCGTGAGTGATGATGGGAAACTGTTATCCAATAAGGAAGCTATAGACTTATTCAAGAAAACAAAAAAACATTTAGGCGCATTTAAAACTCAAAAAGAAGCCACAGAGTTTGCTCAAGCATTACATGAAAGCGAAGCGGCCAAACTGGAGGGTTTAGAATGATTGAAAAACAAGAACCGGATAATTGGCTTGATGCGCACGTCAAGGACACTACCCCTAACCCTGATAACTTTGGATATGTTCCTTTACCTGATGATGAAGAAGAAGCGGAAGGCTCAGTTTATATGGCGCACTTACGTCAAGAAAATACTATAGGTGCAATGCTTAATCGAAAGACAAGCTATCAATTAAGCGGTGAGACTCAAGAGGATTATGACTTCACTAACTATGTGAATCGAATTCCTAAAGATTTATTAAATCATGCCGATAAGTTTTTTGGAGCCACAACAGATGAAGAGTTTAAGCAAATAGAAGCCCAGTTACGCCAAGAGATAAAAGATAAAAGTGTTTTGAGTGCACACCCTTGGAAAGCCCTTGCTTATGCGTTTGACCCTTTAGAGCCTACCAACTGGATACCCGGCGGTACGATTTACAAAGAAGCCAAAGCGGGTGCTGCAATTGCCAAATCAATGATGGGTGCGAGCCTGTCAGCCATTGCAAGCACAGGCATTCAAGAGGCCGTATTGCATCAAAACCAACTCACAAGAACCATGCAAGAGAGCATCTTTAATGCGGTTGGTGCTGGCTTGGTTGGTGGGATTCTGGGCGGTACTGTTTCTGCTTTTGGCTCAAAGCGCTTGGCAAAGGGATTGAGTGCAGAAGAAATAAAAGTACAACAGAGAATACAAGAAGACGTGAATGACGCTCTAAATCCTAATGAAAGTTTATCGGCCGCACGTAGTAATATTATGGATGGTAATGAATTAGCGCGTATGCCAAAAACCGTTGCTAAGTCTATGATACTTACCCCAATGAATCGCTTGTTTAATTCGCCATTCAAAACAGCAAGGTGGTTTGGCCAAGCCTCTTATGAACACAGCTATGAGCTGGTTAAGAATGCGTCAGGCGTGGCTAATGAGCTATCACTAGAGCAGCAAATAAAAAATGAAATGCGTGCTTTGGGAACAAAGCAAATTGACCACATGAATTATTATTATGAAATGCATGGGGTAACAAGCAAATACTTTAAAGCTACACGCAAGAAAATGCAGGAGCTTGGAACAGAGAGCCATTTAAATATTAACCTTGACCAGTTTAATAGAGCGGTCTATGAGGTAGCTCTAACAGGTGTTGAGCATGAGTTACCGCAAATTAATAAAGCCGCTACGATGTGGCGCAATGAATTTGATAGGCTCAAAGACCAAGCTGTTGCTTTAAACCTGTTACCAGAAGATGTGACGGTGCCAAATGCCGCTAACTACATTATGGTAATGTACAACAAAAATAAAATCATTGATGAAGGTGGCAAAGCGGCTCGCGGTGATGGCACGTTTGCCCAGCATGTGTTTGACCAGTTTCAAGCATCCAATGAAACCGTAAAAATGTATCTTGAATCACCACAAGCGCAAGCATTATTAAAAAGCCTTGAGGATGCAAAAAAAGAAATTCAATTGCGCACTGAGACTTTAAAGCGTGATGTAACTCCAAGGGTTGCGCAGTTAAGCAAAGAAGTGAAGCGCCTAAAATCTGAAAAACAAAAGTCTCATCCTTCAAACCATGCGGATTATGATAAAAAAATATCCAAGGCTAGTAGTGATTTAGAAAAAGCAAAGATTGAATCAATCCGCCTTAAAGACGAACGCAAGCCTTTACAAAAGCTAATTGAAGAAACCGAAAAGCTCCTTACAGACAATGCACCGCAAGCCGCTAAAACATGGGATGGCAAGCTGCATTCATTCATTGAGGGTGATGGCGTGCAAACCACTGAGGAATTAATATGGGATCAGGTAGGCCAAACGATTGACCACATATTGGGCGACTCAGATGGCAAACTATTGAACCCGTTTTTGTCAAAACTTGGCGGTGCAACAAGACCATTTAAAGCTCGTAAGTTAATCATAGACCAATTACAAGCCAGCCCTTGGCACATTACTGACATTCAAAAGATTGCAGAGGCGCATAACCGCGCTATGGTTCCAGCTATTAAAATGCAAGAGTTTGCACAAAAGCATGGCTATAAAGATATTAATGATTTTCTTTTGGGTGCGGGCGATTCAATTCGTAAAGAGTTTGATAAAGCATCAGAGGGAAAGACTGGGAAGGAAGCGCACAAAATAAGAGCGCAATACGACACAGCCATTGAAGATATGCAAGCCACGATTCAAATGCTGCAAGGGGTGTATGGTCAAGGCTTTAATGTGTTGAATAGTAAGGGTGCTGAATTCTTTAATAACGTGCTGAACTGGAACTACACCCGGATGCTTGGGCATATGACTATGTCATCATTGCCTGATATGGCAAGACTTGTTATGAAGAATCCTATAATGGATGTGTTAGCTCAAGGTATTGCAGAATCCTTTTCTACCGTTAAAAAAATCTCAAAGAATGATTTAAGAGCTTTAGGCTATGGCATAGAAACTGAGTCAGCAACGCAATTTAAATCTTATATTGAACATCATGGATTAAGCACTAACCCAAGCCCATTCACTAAGGGATTAAATGCACTAACGAAATCTTTTGGTAATTTATCTTTAATGAATCCTTGGCAAGATATGATTTCAAATATGAGCGGTCATATCGCAATTAATAAGCTATTGAACATTGTTCATAAAGCGATTGATGGGAAGGCGACAAAGAAAGAACTAACGCTTGTTGCGCGATTGGGAATCCCTCAAGAACACTTTGGAGAGATTGCAAAATTTACTAAAGATAACGTTTACAAAGGCACACGCTTTGCAGACTGGACGAATTGGGATATTAAAACAGCGCAAGAATCAAACGCGCTTAAATCTTTTCAAGCAGCCGTATCAAAAAGCATTGATGAAATATTAATTGTTCCAAAGATGGGCGACAAGCCTTTGTTGCTTCAACAAAAAGGAGCTTTTGGGAATATATCAAAACTCATGTTTCAGTTTAAATCGTACTTGTTTGCAGCAACTAACCGAATTTTTTATGCCGGAATTCAAAACAGAAACGATATTAATTTATACCTTGGTGCTGTTTCTATGATGGGTATGGGAATGCTTGGGTATGTAGCCTCAAGTGTTTTTAGAGGCTCTTATGATCAGCTTGATTTAAGCCCTACAAATTTAATATTTGAGGCGGTTGACCGAAGTAGTGTATTAGGAATTTTTGGCGAAGCAATCAATATTGGTAGAAAACAATTACAACTTGGTGAGGTATCGCGCTATAAATCCCGTGATGCTTTTGGCTCAGTGCTTGGGCCAACTGGTGGAAGTGCCGCCGAACTTATATCATTGTTTAATAAAATTAACCCACTATCAAGCGCAAAGGGTGAATGGACTACTAAGGACGCAGCGATCATTATGAAGCTCATGCCACTACAGAATTTATTTTATTTACAGTCTATAAACAGACAATTATTTCATAAAGCAGCGGAAGGACTTGGAGCAACACCAGTAAACGACTAACGGAGAGTAGCAGCATGTCAAACATAAAGATTAATGATGTACCCCAGCGCATCCAGTATTCAGCCGCAGGCGGCCAAACGCAATTTACAATTCCTTTTCCGTTTTTCGCAAATGCTTATGTGTACGTTTGGCTTAACGGCATTCAATTGGTTCAAGGGGGTGCGCCCGGGCAATATACGGTCACGGGTGCTGGCTCGCCTTCTGGTGGTTTGGTGACCTTCAACACAGCAGCAACGCTTAATGATATTGTGACCATTGAGGGCATAATGCCGATTGATAGAACATCAATCTATAGTGCTACTATATCGAATTTGACAGGCTCAGATTTAAACGGTGACTTTAACCGCGAAGTCGTCATGATGCAGCAAATTAATACTGTGCAACAATTCTTGCAAATTCAATACGCTCCTTGGGCGGTTATATCTCAAGACTTGGATGTAACCAAAGACCGCTATATTCCTTTGCTTGGAGCGCAGCAAGTATGGCGTATGAATGAAGCAGGAACAGAGATTGAAGCCTATACAATTGACAATGTACCAGCACCAAGCAACTCTTATTTCTTAACTTGGGGTGAAGATCCTTCACTTGAGAACGAACAAAATTTAGCATCCATTGGAACTGGTTTATTAAAAAATAATCCAGCAGCAGGATTTACAACGCTTTCAATTGCGGTCAATGGCACAGACTATTGGGCACCCGGTGATGTGATTACTTTGCCCGGAGTACCAACACAGCCTAATGATGCCGCATCAAAACAATACGTTGATTCAATCGGTGGTGGATTTAGTTTGGTACTGCCTGTTGAAGCCGCAAGCACAGGCGATTTTGCCTCAACTTATAACAACGGAGTTGCAGGGGTAGGGGCAACACTTACCGCTGATGTTAACGGTGCTGCAAGTATTGACGGAGTAAGTCTTTCTTTAACGGACAGGGTTTTGTTTAAAAACCAAACAGCCACAGAAGAAAATGGAATCTATGAAGTGACTCAAGTGGGGGATGGCAGCAATCCAGCAATCTACACCAGGGCAACAGACTTTGACACCCCAGCACAAATTATTCCCGGAGTTTTAGTTCCCGTAACAGGCGGCACAGTCAACATAAACTCACTATGGTTGCAGACTTCCACAGTAACCACAATCGGAACAGACCCTATTGTATTTATTCAATATGGTGTGGTTGCATCCGAGATTGTCACCATCTCAGGAAACCAAACGATTACAGGCGATAAAGTCTTTCAAGGAACGGTTGAAGTACCCACGCCAACCGCAGGGGATGAAGCCGTCACAAAAGATTATGCCGATGCTTTAGGATTTGCAACAGGAACTAAAATGCTTTTTGTTCAAACCAGTGCGCCTACTGGATGGACTAAAGACACTACAGCAGCCTTAAATAATTCTGCTTTGCGTATAGTAACTGGAGCAGCTTCAAGCGGTGGTACAGTAGACTTCACAACGGCTTTTGCTTCACAATCTGTGGCAGGAACGGTAAACAACCACACCTTAACAACCGCAGAAATGCCAGCGCACGTTCACTCACAACCTTTTGCGGTTGGTGATGCTACAGGTTCAGGCGCATCAGTAACACGTGGTGCAACTGTAGGAACAACTGGCTCAGAAGGTTCAGGCGGTGCGCATAACCATACATTCACGGGTACAGCAATAGACCTTGCAGTGAAGTATAATGATGTGATTATTGCAAGCAAGGATTAGTATGAAGCTCGAAGTAAAAAACAATTGCCCTTTAGATGGATTTAAACCATGCAGACAGTTTGAGTGTGCATGGTTTATTCAGGTTAGGGGAATGAATCCGCAGACAGGGCAAGAGGTTGATGAATATGCGTGCTCTATGGCGTGGTTGCCCATGCTCACCATCGAGAACAGCCAGCAGCAAAGGCAAACGGGTGCTGCGGTAGAAAGTTTCAGGAATGAAATGGTTAAGGCAAACAAAGCCAGTCAATTGATGTTAGTTCAATCGGCCAATATGATAAGGATAGCTAAAGATGAATAGATTAACGATTGTTCCAGTTGATGCAGCGGTTTACGTGGACGGGGTGGCATTGATTGGGCTTGATTTAAGCAGTGCTTCAATACCTGATGATGTTCATGCGCTTCAATGGTCAGACAATGCAGGATGGATTGAGTTTAAACAAGATTTAAACCTTGCCAATGAAGAGATTGAAGAGTTGCCTCAGTGGGCTTTAGCGGCTCAAGCATTATGGGAAACACGAATGGATGAAATCAATAATCCCCCTGTGCCGCCATTAACCCAGCAAGATTTTATCATTGCCATAAAACAACAATTGAATAATGTTGCTATCGCTAGAAACTACGAAAATGAATACAGCATTGCATCGTATGCAAACAGTACCAACCTTGTTTGGAAAGCGGATGCTGAAGCATTTATTGCTTGGCGTGATTCAGTCTGGTTGTATGCTTACTCAGAGCTTGCTTTAATAGAGGCCGGAGACAAGCCAGTACCAACCATTGAAGAATTTATTGAAGGATTGCCAACGATTGTTTGGCCTAACTAAAAGGGGTTTTTATGTCACTGGATGTTACGTTTACACTTGAAGATATTGTTGAGCAATTGGGTAAATATGAAAAACAATTGGTTGACACAGAGAATGCAGTACAGCAGATTAAAGGTGCTATTGCAGCGTGCAAGCATCAAATGCAATGGCTAGCGCAAAAGCAAACTAATCTTGTTCAGAAAAAAGCAGAAGGAGAAAAACAAAATGCCGTTAAAGAAGGGATCGAGCCAGAAGGTGATTCAAGCGAACATCAAGACGGAGATAGCAGCGGGAAAGAATCCAAGCCAAGCAGCAGCGATTGCTTACAGCAAGGCGGGGAAGTCGAGAAACAGCAACAACAAGAAAGGGTACAAATAATATGAAAGGTTCAAGCAAAGGTAAAGATAAAAAACCCCCAATGCCCGGCAAAGGAAATAAAAAAGGGTGTTAGCATTTAAATAATTGGCGTTCTAGTCTATAGTTAAAATGTAGTTCCGGCTAGGACGCTGGTTTTTCCACTTCCTCTTTTCCCAACGCTCCTAGCCCCTTAACTAACGGAGCATATTATCATGAAACAAAAAGGCTTTGCATTAATTCCAGTGCTTGTCATTATTGGTGCTTTGGTTGTTGGAAGTGCCGCCTATTTCATCAGCAAAAAAAATGATTCGCCAGCCGAGCAAGCAGCCGAAGCGGTTCTAAAAACTCAAGGTGTTGATATTGATTTTTCACCTGATGATGAGGACACAGAATGATAGAAGATTGGTCTAAGTATCCAAACTTTAGTGAGAATGAATTAAAGTGCAAGTACACGGGCGAATGTAATATGCACCCCCTCATGATGGATTTATTGCAATCCATTCGCACCGAGTACGCACGGCCTATGTTTATTTCAAGCGGCTTTCGTTCCGTGAAACATCCCGTGGAACAAGAGAAAGCTAAGCCCGGAGAACACACTTTTGGTATGGCGGTTGATATTCTTTGTCATGGTGATAATGCTTTGAAGATTTTAAAGCTCGCTCAGGAACGCGATATTAATCGCATAGGCGTTCATCAGAAGGGAAACATCAATGGGCGGTTTATTCACTTAGGGATTTCCGATAAGTTTATTTTGGCGTTTCCAAAAGCTATTTGGACTTACTAATGTTATCATAGTCTCATTTCTTGTTTTAAGATAATTGCATGAAACACTGGAAACAACATGACATCGACTGGCTTATTAATAACTATCCTTTGGTTGGAAAAGAAGAGTCAGCAAGAATCCTATCAAAAACAATTGGCTCTATTAGGACGAAAGCGGCTCGACTTGGATTGAAGCAGGATAGAGAATCAGAATTCTTCAAGGACTGGCAGTATAGAGCAAAGCAATCAAAAATTGGCAAGAAAAGGCCAGAGCAAGTAAAGGTAATGCTTGAGCTTCATGCGCAAGGACGAATGAAAATGACAGATAAAGGAAAACAGATAATCTCACATACAACCAAAGAGCGATTTAAAACAAAAGGACATCCCAAAGGGTTCTTGGGAAAGAAACACACCCAATCAGCAAAAGAAAAGATGTTGAGCGCAACTGTTGATGCATGGGCAAATAAATCATCGGGATTTAATAGTGAAGAATACAGGCAATCACTAAGCGACAGAGCATCAAAAGCGCAACGTGACGGAACGCTAAGAAATGGATACAGCAGAGGCTCTCAAGGCAGGAGAAGCGACTTAGGCAACATATTCTTTCGTTCATCTTGGGAGGCCAATTACGCAAGATACCTTAACTTTTTAAAGTCACAAGGCCACATATACAAATGGGAATTTGAGCCTGACACATTCTGGTTTGAATCTATAAGGCGTGGTGTGCGTTCATACCTGCCTGATTTTAAAATATGGGATTCACCGGATAGCAAGCCTTATTATGTTGAAGTAAAGGGATGGATGGACGATAAGAGCAAGACGAAGATTAAGCGCATGAAAAAATATTATCCAGAAATAAGGTTAGATATTGTCGCAAAGAAAGAGTATGGGGAGATAAAGCAGAAGCTATCAAGATTAATTTCTGGATGGGAATGACTGAATGCTCGTCAAGCGAATAGATTATTTTAAAGACATATTCCCCGCTTACCCATTGCAAAGAGACTTGTTCGAGGCATTCTTTAGCGGTCAGTATCGGTTCTTTATTGAGAACATACACAGGCGTTTTGGTAAGGATGCCATGTTTTTTAATCTTGCGTGGCTTGTAGCAAGCCTCAAGAAAGGAAACTATTTATACACTTTGCCAAAGATAGGCCAGGCTAAAAACGTTATATGGGAAGGTACAGACCTTGAAGGCAATCGATGGATAGATAAAATCCCCCGGCACTTGCTCGCTGGCGACCCCAACCAAACCGAGCGCAAGATTTATTTTTCCTCTGGCTCTATGCTTCACATAACGGGTGCTGACAGCATTCTAGGCGCACACTTAGGCTCTAACCTTGCCGGGCTATTCATGTCAGAGTTTCAACGTACAGCCCCGAGCATATGGGATTACCTAAGGCCAATCATTAATCGAAGTAAAGGCTTTGCATGTTTTAATTATACGAGCTTTGGACAATGCCATGCGCACAGACTGCGAATCGCTAACCAGAATAACCCATTATGGCACACAAGAAAACTCACTGTTGCCGATACACGAGACAATGACGGGAACTATATTTTTTCACCTGAGCAAATCCAAGAAGAGCGCGACTCGGGAATGGATGAAGATTTAATCCAACAAGAATATTATTGTGATGATTCAATTGCCGTTAAAGGAACATACTTTGCCGAACACATTCAAAAGGCACGAGAGGAAGGGCGCATTGTTCAAGCTCTTGAAGTATATCCGGGTAAGCCTGTCCATACATCATGGGATATTGGAAGCCGAGATTTAAACGCTATCTGGTTCTTTCAGGTGATTGGAACTGGCGACTATCAAGAGTTTCGATACTTTCATTATTATGAAATCAGCTACAAAGATGCAGATCACTTTATTCAATACCTAGCTAACATTCAAAAGCGTTTTGGGTTTAGTCACTACGGACACCATTTTTTGCCGCATGACGTGAGCAATACCGAATGGACTACGGGCAAGACTCGCCTTGTTACCTTGATGCAAAAGGGCATGAGGATTGTTCAAGTACCACGAATCAGAGTCATTGAACGGGTACAGGTGGCACGCAGTCAATTGCATCGGTGCATTTTCCTTGAGCCTGAATGCAAGAATGGTATTGACGCGCTTGAGACTTCAAGAGCTAAGTATGACGAGAAGCTAAAGGCGTTTAGCTCGGATGAATTGCACGATTGGGCAAGTCATGGTAGTGCTGGCTTTCAATACGGCCATGTAGGATGGTTGGACAGCTACAATAAAACTCAACTACAAGCGCAACAGCAGTATGCGAAGTATCGGCCTATGGGTTAATGTGTCAATGTGTTGACATATAATTTATTATGTTGTATTATGCTTTTAACTTAATCAATAAGGCATTTACAATGAACTATGAATCAGTACATGACGAATCATTCAAAGGCTACGACATCACCATTTATGAGCACGAGGACAAGACTTGCACGGTTGATCTGAAATACCCATGCGGTGAGTTAATAGCAGGATGGGAAGGGGTTGTAAGTTTTAAAATGGCTATGAATCTTGCCAAGAATTATGCAAATGAAATCGGTCAGTATAAGAAGAATCATTGCGAAGATGAGTATTGCACGGCATAAACCGTGCATTAAACCTTGTAGTCTGGTTCCTCTTTGAATCCTTCCTCTTCAACCCCTGTTTGATTGGCGTTCTCGATGGCGGTGATTCGTTGCTCTAGCTCAATCTTATCTTTAACCTTCAAGCTGACATCAATAATGCTAGCAAGTTTTTGCGCCTCATCGGGTGTGAGTTCGCCAGAGTCCACAGCAGCCATTAAGCACTTTAGCATGGCTTTTTCGTCTTTAGCCCTACCCAACCCCTTAACTTTAACCGTGCGTTTCTCAGGGATGTTAAAACGGGTGTTATACATGCGATTAAATACCGCATGATTAATGCCTGTCATGCTTTTATTTTCCAAGTCTATTTCACTCAATAGATGGTCATCACGCATTTTGTCATAGTAAGCCCGTGCAAGCTCATGAGCAGCAACACAAGCCCGGTCAAATAGAGGGTGCTTTGCTCGCCAGCGTTCGAAGGTGTCATTACCTATAGTATGGCGTGCGCAAAATTGAGAGCGAGTTTTACCCTCTGAGAACATATGAATAATCTCAAGACACATAGATTCAGAATATTTACTACCCCACGGGTTTTCCTTATCGGTTAAATCAGGGGTTTTAGTTCCTTTAGTGTCCAATGTTTCCCGTCCTATCAAACATTTTGAAAATATTTTTATGTCAACCTATTGACATATATTCCCCAATGTAAGATTATATGTGTCAACCACTGGATACAAATAACTTAAACACTGAGGAACATTAAGATGAATATACATGATGCAGAGAAGATTTTAAACCTAACAGGCGACTACACGCCAGAGCTTGTAAAGGTCGCTTACCGTAAAGCGTGCAGTGCCTACCATCCTGACAGAAACCCCGCTGGCCTTGAAATGATGAAGTTGGTCAATCAAGCATACGATGCGCTTAGAGATTTAACAGGAACGGCCAAGCAATCTACAGAGGGCGATTTATCTAGCTATGGTGAGGACATATTCAACGCACTATCAAAAATCATTCATTTAGGTTTAGATATTGAAATATGTGGCGCGTGGGTTTGGTTGCATGGAGACACAAAACCACATAAAGAAATCTTGAAAGAAGCTGGCTTTAGATGGGCACCTAAAAAAATGCTTTGGTACTTTAGACCAGCCGACTACAAATCTAAAGGCCGTGGCAAGTTTTCTATGGATGAAATCAGAAGCACCCACGGAAGCGAGCGAGTCACTATGAAGGAACGCAATAAACTAAGGGCAGCGTAAGCTGTCCTCAACGGAGGGAAATAGCATGGACTTTAAAGTTTTTTATGTAACACGTTGGTTTAAAGAGGTTCGATTTTGTGGCGGTTTTTGCACTCTATATCAGGCAATGAGCTATGTGGATTATCTGCAAAACAAATTGCCGAATGGTAATAAACTTGTCTTTAAAATTGAGAGTCAGCCCGTAGTTATTGGGTTATAAAAATAAATTTTATCCACAAAATCTGTGGGTAAACCTGTGAGCTTATAAAGTCAAGGGGTTTAAATGGAACAAAAAAGAGCAATGTTGCTTGAAGATGAATTAAGGCTAGTTAAAGAGGCTTTGCGAATCAGTATGAGTATTAATTTAGCGTATGGGCGGTTGGTTAAAATGGCCAATCCAAGAACTGAGAAAAAACAAATAATGGAGCTTGATAAACTATCCAAAGAGATAGAAAGCTCACTTAAAAAATTAGGGGCGCAAAATGGATAAGTTTGAACGATATGCAATTAGTCATTACCTTAGTGAATGGCCAGAAGAGTTAACAGCAGCACACCCACAAGAAGCCGGGTTTGATATGATTATAGATGCTTTAAAGAATGACGATGAAAGTTTAGATATTACCGTTAATGAAGTTTATGAAGTCTATCCCTGTGAAGATGTTGCTTTATTTATCGTGGATATGGTTGACAGTTTAAGGAGGGTTTTCAATGAGTAGCAATAACGAAGCGCACGGGGATGAAGACGAAATCGCAGCGGAGGCAAGACGCTGCGCTGAGGAATTTGAAGCGGAACATGCAGATGATTACAAATATACTGAGGAATGGCTAAATGACAAATAATGATTATATTCCATTGCGTGGATATGAATTGCACTATGGAATAAATAAAAAAGGAGAAATGATTTCTTATGCAAGAAAAAGTCACAAAAAAGATAGAGTATTAAGAACTGATAATTTTAAAAATGGCTATCGTTTTGTCGTTTTGCTAAAAGATGGGGTTTATAAAAACCATTATGTACATAGATTACTTGCGATGATGTTCTTGGGTGAGTGGAATGAATCATTGCAAGTCAATCATAAGGACGGTAATAAATTAAATAATGAATTATGCAATTTAGAGATGGTTACTATTTTGGAAAATAATAAACACGCACTAAAGTCTGGATTAATTAATAATCGTGGCGATAGATGCGGAACATCAAAGTTAACCTATGCTGACGCAGAATTTATAAGAGAAATATATAATTCTGGTTTTTGTTTTCAGAAAGAAATAGCAGCTTATTTTAAGGTTGGCAAACTGGCAATTAACAGGATAATTAACAATCATTCATTTAAAATTGAGAGTTACGAACATGAATAAATTAATAACAGCAACACTGATTTTAATCTCAAGCAATTGCTTTGCTGATTTACAATATGACCTTGATAAAATGGAGCAAGAACGAAGGTTGTATCAATTAGAGAATCAGATTGATGATATTCAGAGAAAGCAAAGCAATGATGATGCGTATAAATTTTATGATGATATCCAAGAAAAAATAAGAAAGGTTGATTGATTATGAATCTATTAGACTTTGAAAATGAATTTGTCCTTGGCCTTGAATTCATCGGTGACAATGAGGTTGACGCGCATAGCCTATCAATCAAACGAGAAGCCTTTGACGCATACGGCAAGGACGTTCAAATCACAGAGCGGTATACAGTTACAACCAGTATGCTTGAAGAGATAGCAAAAGGGCTTGAAGCCGCTTTGCGTAAAATCGAGAAGCATTTAAAACAATAGGCGATTCAATGCGATTATGGACAATCATTTTAACCTTGCTGACACAGCCCAAAAAAGCTAGGTGTCAGCAATATACAAATCTCACTGAGGATGATATCGGGATTCCTATCGAGAAATATCTTGAAATTACTAATCAAGCATTGCAGGATTGCCCGAAACATTCCTCAAATAAATATTCGCCTCATAACGAGGATTAACGTTGTTTAAAACGCCTTTCTCTTTTAGGGCTATCTTGGTATTCCATAACACAAAATAATCTTTCATTAACTTCCTGTGAAATTCTGGCGGTACGTTTCCTAAGCAGTCCTCAATAAAACGCATGTCATCCCTTAATAGCTTAATGCCTTGGCTTTCAAAATGAGGCTTTACAGCCCCATAAAGCCAGCTATGATTAACTTGGTACATTGTTTTTATTCCTTTGCCATTCTTCAAAATCTGGTAAGTGTGTATCTGGTGGCAATAATTTTAAAGCAACATCATTTTTTAATCCGTTAACATAGCGACTATAAACTATCAAATCCGATTCGCCAGTTCCATTTTGTTTTGGCTTTGGATAGTTTGCGGGAACATCAAAACAACCGCCTCTTATTATTTTTTTCAATCCTGAAACCCTTTGATTAAAGGTATGCTCTTTGCTTCCGTGGTCAACGTGCCATTTGCATTGCTTTAAGAATCGTATGTTTTCTCTATCATCTTTTGGAATATATTTGTTTCTCAGGGCTAAAAGTTCTTTGTCTATTTCTTTGTTGAAAACACTACTACTACTTTTTGAATCTTGGTTATCTGTTGTTGTAGTAGTAGTTATTAGAGGTTCTATACTTAGAGATTCTGTATGGGCATTTCCACACTGCTTAGCTATGGGCATTTCCTCACTGCTTGACTTTTGAGCAGTGGGCTTTTTAACACTGCTTGGTTGGTTCGCATCAGGGTGTGAATGTTCGCGACCCTTCACATAGGTTAATCGAATGACATCAATTGATTTTGTTCGACCACGCTTTTCACCCGTATAAACGATTAACCCTTTTTCGAGCAGCTTTTGTTTGTTTTCACAGATGGTGTGACGGTCAAGACCTGTATCAAGCTCAAGTCGTGAATTGGATGGCCAGCATTCGAAGGATTCGCCAACACGGTCAGCGTAAGAGAGAAGGATTAATTTTTGTATTGGGGTGATTTGTTTCTTGCTTAACTTCCAAGTTGCTATAGTTGCATCGACACTCATAGCGAACCCCCAAAATTAACACACGGTTTAATTGAAAGGGTGTTGAGATATGATCCAGTCATGATATAATGTTCCTGTGAATTGTTAGTGATATGGCGATTCATTATGTTTCCTTTTGGATGTTGGATGCATTTGCCGTGTTTGCCAATCAAATGGTATCCGGTTGTAAACGAATCATTAACTAATCTTGGCGGACTGTAATGATTCAAGGTTTTTCGTTCCCGTGCTGGGAACACAATTATGTAGTGCCCAGCCGATCAACTCCTAAATTATGCCTTAATTTTCAACCCCTGTCTTTACCTTCAAACGATCAATTATCGAAAGCATATCGTGATAGCCTGATGCTTGGTGCATGGCAATAGCACCTGATTTAAAGCACCGCGCTTTTGGAATCAGTTTTATCTTAAAGTTTTTATCGCCCATATTTTGATAATCAATGAGGCCAAAGCGTTTTAATAGTCGCATAAATTCAAAGCGGTCACGGTTTGATAGGGTGGTATTCTCAAACAAATCATCAAGTTTAATGAAACCAATTCTTTCAAAGTGCAATCGCTTTTCAATTTCAATGTAATAAAACAAAAGTGTTTTAGGCACTGGCGGTATATCACCCATTGCAAATTGGCACACTACTTGCTCAAAGGGTTTACTGAGTAGATTCATTTTCAACACCCCAATTTAAAATTAAATTCTCAACCTGATACAACGCCTCAAGGTGTCCATCGCTTTTTTGTTTAGCCTCAACACTTATCGTTCCGGCATTGTCCATCCGGTCATTTTGTTTCGCTATCAACTCTACAATCTTATCCAGCAAATGCGATTTATTGATTTCCATGTTTTCCCCTTATCCTCTTTAATAGGCAAACGGCTCTTTATCATCCCAAACCGCCTTGAGCAAGCCGCTGGTTAATTGTTCCAGTTTCTTTTGAGACTTGAAAGGAACATAGCCGCATTTAACCCAATTGGTCAGGGTGTTAGGACTCATTCCTGTTTCTTTTCTGAATTTGTAGCCCGTTTTAAAATGCTCTTTTACTTCCTCTGGTGTCATGAGTGCCCCTGTTCTTTTTATTGTATGGGCGAATCATAACAGGTTGCATTATTTATATCAACCAGTTGACATAGGGATTAAATAGTGCAACAATCTGCACTACAAAAACAAAAAGAGAAGCACATGCAAATACTGTTAGAGAACGGGGTTCATGACATCCCAAACGATGTTTATCATTCCAGTGCCGGGGTGTCACGCTCTGGCCTTATGGAGTTAAAACGCTCGCCTTATCACTATTGGTACAAGTATTTAAATCCTGACCGTGAGTATGAGAAGCCAACGCCAGCCATGAAAATTGGTGAATTGGTTCATGCAATGGTGCTTGAGCCTGAATACTTTGAAGAGCGTTATGTTGTACCGCCTGAGCTTGCGCCACTTCCAAAAGTAGCACTACTCAAGGATTTAGTTGCAGAGCTTGGCAAAGAGAAAGGGCGAGAAGAATACGAGATACAAAAGGCCGAGCGCGACCATATCGTTGAGGCCAACGAAATGGTTATGGCGAAATTTTCAAGCCAATCTGACTGCAAAGAGATTGTTAAACCAGAGCAGTACATAGAGGCTCGCGCCCTTGCTGATGCAGTGATGCGTGACCCTATGGCACAGCAATTGTTTTCAGATATGCAGCCAGAGAAAAGCATTTACTTCACGCATAAAGGTACTGGCTTACAATGTAAGGTTCGCCCCGATGCGTGGATGGGTTCAGTGATTACCGATTTAAAAACCTGTGTCGATGCCAGTAAACACGCATTCCAAGCAGCCGCTTATAAGTCAGGATACTTTATTCAAGCAGCCATGATGAAGCAAGCACTTGAATCAATTGGAATGAGCTTGGATGTATTTATATTTTTCTGTGTTGAAAAAACACCAGCAAAAGCCTGTGTTCATTATCCAGTTGATGCCGAATCACTTTATAATGGCGAGCGTGAATTTGATGGGTTGATGTACAAACTTGCAGAGTGTTTGCAAAACAACACTTGGAATTCATACGAAACGGATTTTTTAACATACCCCACTTGGGCAAAATATGAGGTAGCACTATGAGCAACATGCAAAAAACTGGCAATAAAGCCTTGATGATGGCGAATCAAAAAACCGTCATGGGATTACTTGAGCAGATGAAAGGTGAGATTGCTCGCTGTTTGCCAAGTCATTTGACACCTGACAGGATGGCCAGAATTGCCATGACTGAGCTTAGGAAAACCCCAAAGCTACAAGAGTGCGACCCTATGAGCTTTATTGCTGCAATCATGCAAGCCTCACAGCTTGGACTTGAGCCGGGCATTATGGGTTCTTGTTATTTAATTCCGTTCTTTAACTCAAAGCTAGGAAAGTTTGAGTGTACATTCATGCCGGGATATCGTGGGTTCTTAGACTTAGCCAGACGTTCCGGGCAAATTAAATCACTGGTAGCGCGTGCCGTGTATGAGAATGACGTATTTGAATATGAGTATGGACTTGAAGAGCGCGTCACTCATAAGCCAGCAATGGACGAAAGAGGCGAGCTTAAAGCGGTCTATGCCGTGGCACTCCTTAAAGATGGCGGTCATCAGTTTGAAGTCATGAGCAAGCGCGAGATTGAGGCCGTGCGCTTAAAGTCTCAGGGTAAGAATGCTGGGCCTTGGACAGATTACTATGATGAAATGGCACGTAAAACTGTAGTGCGTAAACTCTTTAAATGGTTGCCTTGCTCAGTTGAAATGCAAAAAGCCGTGTCACTCGATGAACTGCAAGAGATTGGAAAGCAAAACATTAAGGCCGCAGCATCAGAAGAATTTGATATGGACTTTGTTATTGATGCAGAAACCGGGGAAGTAACCGAAGTGCCTAAGAGCAACAATCTTAATGACTTGATTGCCAAGAACAAGGCCAAAGAGAAAGAGAAAGCGGTTGACCCTGAGACTGGCGAAGTATTGCCGGATGAATTACAAGGCTAACCATATCGAGGGCTTGCGTGTAATGGTAAGCCCTATCATTTACTATCAGGTGTTATCAGATGACAGAAGAAGAAAGAAACTTGCATAGTTATTTAGGTGATGGCGTTTATGCTTTTTTTGATGGCTATGCAGTTAGATTAAGAACAGGCGATCATAGAGATACAGAATTTGATAATGAAATATTTTTAGAGCCGGAAGTTTTGGCCTCATTAAATAGCTTTTATGAGAGAGTAACTAAAAAGGACAGCTCTAATAATGCTTCCTAAAAATATTAGAGAGCTTAGACGCGAAGCAAAGCAAAGCCTAAAGGGAATGAAGCGCGTTTTAGATTTAATTGAGAAAATGTTGCAATCGGAGAACGCAGACAAGGTATGTGTAGCATCTGCGTTTTTTCAAATATTAAAACACCACATGGAGCAAGGCGATTTAAGTGCTGAGAATTTAAGCCTTGCAACCATGCTTAGAGGTGACGGAGAGGGTTTAGTAAAATGAAAAACATTTGCATGTGTGAAGAGCACACTAAAATGATTCGTGAGTCATCAATGGATGACTTAATGAAAATGTCAAATTTCCAAACTGATTTTATAAGTCAGATTAACGTATTGATTGAAGGGTTAGACGATCCGCTTTTCACAATAGCCGCGCCTATATTGACCGGATTGGAAGGAACGCCAATCATTGAGATAGTGGAAAATTTTAAAAAGTATCGTGACAACGCCCAAAAGATTTTTGATATCGTTCAAGAGGAAATTAAAAATCGATTGGATTTACCGCCAAGCCATAGGGGTTAATTATGATAATCAGTGAAAAACAAGTCCACGAATTAATGATGGTGGCACATATCTATTTAAGATTACTTGAAGACATTGCACGCAACCAACCTGATGCGCTTTCAGATTGCGGCAATAAAAATAAAATGCATGTGGCTACTTTGCTTCAAACGATTGAGAGTCAGCAGCCCGTTGTAAATATGGTAATTCAATGAGTGGTTTTAAACAACATGAGCCGCAGATTAAAGGCGTAAAGAATTGCCATGAATGCAACAAAGAAACCAAGCAAGATATTTTTGTTATTGATTATGGAAGAAAAAAGAAACGCGATGAACCCGGGCTAACTGAATGCGTTGCCTGTATGGACTGCAAAATAATTTATGAGGTAATAGCATAATGAGCGAGATTAGATTTTTAATTACATACGATGCGTTTTCAAATGACCTGTATATTCCAATCAACAGGATTCAATATATTCAAACAGGATTTGAACACAATAGATATTTTATTCATATAAAAATGATTAATGAAAAGGACGGTTATGAAGAGCGCTTTGATAATGAGCAGGATATGGAAATAAGAATGGATAAAATTAGAAGCATTTTAGGTGCAAGATGAATGACTTTACTAAAGAAGAGCTAAACTTTATATGGCAAAGATTGGCAATAGCAGATTACTCAAACTTTAAAGACATGGCCGAATTACCAAATAAAGTATGCGCAATGATTAATAACTATTGCGAACAAAATCCTAACAAGCCAAACTTTACCCAAGACCAAAAGAATTTTATTTGTTATAAAATTGGAGACTGGTACTTAATGATGAAACCTTTATTGGAAGGTCAGCATAATTTAGGATATATGAAGGAGAAATTAAAAATAATGGTTTGTGATGACGAGATGCTCATAAATTGTTAAGTCTGATTATTAGAATAACCAGACATAAGGCTAAAACTGTATGATACTAATACCAATATGTGCAGTACTTATTCTAATTGTACTTTTAGTGATAATCGATTGGTGACCCCAACAAATTGATATTATTTTGTACATGGTATTTTAGATTTAAGCATATTCAAAAAGATTTTTTACTAATCAACTTGATTTTAATTTAATCTATTAAATTGAATCTAATAAAATGCTATAATAAATCGCACCCTTTCGCGGATAGACTCGCCAACAAGTGGAGCTGCGTAGTATGTAAGTGGTGCGTTAACTTAAAAGGATGAATAATGTTACCTGATAACCGATTGGATTTTATTACAAGCATTGACCCTGAATTTATTAATATGATGACAGGAGCACGTGCTGATTTTATTAAAATGGATGACGAGCTTAGAAAGCTAAGCGATTTAACCGAAGCCCAAAGAGAAGGAGTAAACCGCCTTATCTCTTTAGCAAGAACCAATATTGAAACCGCTTGCATGTACACCATCAAAGCATTGTGCTTGATGGGTGAGAAACAAACGGAGAACGCAGAATGAGCAAGGAAAAAAAAGAGCAAGTACCTTCCTGTGAACGTCACACCTACATAATCACAGGCTCAATTACAAAAGGCGGTCATGAAAAAGCAACTCATGTTAGATGCGCTCATTGCCTAAAGCCTGTTGATTTAGAATCGCTCGAAAGCAAAGAATGGGCAGACGCGAATGTCAAATCTTAAATCAAGAGTTGATAAGCTCTACCGTGGAAGCATAAGCCCTATCACGAGTGTTATCAAAATCGTGAAGGGCGAAACAGTCTTGAAGGAATCAAAGACAGGGAACAATAAACAGAAGGTGATCGAAATTGTGGTTAGAATCTGAGCCTACACGAGAAATTTTTTTAGTATTTATGAATACCGAATTTCCATTATCTTATTTATTCAAAGATGGATTCAAGCACGTATATTCAATTGAGAGACAAGCCCTTGGATGGCTTTGCACAGACCCTTCAAAGAGTGATTTATACACCTACATACTTCCAGCAACCTATCACTCAGAGGTAATGGATGAATTTAAAAGACAAAATCCAACCTTCACTATATTGCATCTCAAAGTCAAACCACATTGTCAAGCTGTTTTTCCGTCAATAGGTGTTCTTTCTTGCGTTACTGCAATACAATATATGCTTGGGGTGTACTGGCCTTTCATATTTACCCCTTACCAATTGTATAATAGGATAAAGCGTAAACCGCCTAAACACATTGAGGTGATAGAATGTCACGACATAAAGTCCATGCAGCACAAAGGGAAGCACAAGCAGCAGCAGCAGCCGCAGACAGTGCAAGGCAAGATCTTGAAGCCCAAACGAAAATCGAAAAAGAAAGACAAAACCGCGAGAAACTCAAGGCACAGCGCGTTTTAATGCGCTCGTTACGTGCCGCATCAGGTGGTTATTTTGAAACCGATACACCCGGAACAACGCTAGGTGGTTCAGGAGTGATTGGATAATGGCCGATTATAGAAAGCTGCTCAATAAGCGCGACAACACAAAATTATTTGAAGAAATCCGCAAGGAAACAAAACCTAAGCTGGATGTTAAAAAAGTTGTACGAATGCGCAGTGATGCAAAGACCGAACTTGACCTTTGGCGCAGCATTCTACAAACAGCCTATCACTATGCAATGCCTGACTATAACCCTTTTGAGAATATGGGATTAGCAGGATTTTTAACCCCCGGTCAGCAATACGATGCCGACATTTACGACTTAACCCTACCCATTGCCCACAAACGATTAGCCGACAAAATGCTGATGAACATGGTGCCTCAAGGTCAGCAGTGGTGCAAATTCAAGCCCGGTGATGCCTTTGGAGAGGAAGGAACTTCCGACTACCAACGCGCACTTGAAGCAACCCAAAAGATGACGGATCACTTTTTCAAAATACTTGACCGCTCAAACTTTTATCTAGCTGTTGGTGAGAGCTTGCAAGACGCCCTTATCTCAACCGGAGTTATGGCAATCAATGAGGGAACAAAGAAAAATCCATTGCGCTATGAAGCAGTTCCCCCGGCTCAAGTGATGTTCAGGGGTAATGCCCTTGGTGAGATTGACGGGATATTTAGAGACTGGTATCAAATACGGGTTGAGAATATCAAAGCCATGTGGTCATGGATTAAAGACGAAGACATTGCCAAGCTCAAGAAAAAACCTGATGACAAAATTGATATATGGGAAAATGCTTGGGTTGATTATGATGCCCCAGACGAAGAACGTTATAAATACGTCATTATGTCATCAAGCCTTATTGTATTAAGCGACCAATCCCATAGCTCTTGGCCTTGGGTAACGTATCGAATGAGGCGACTAACGGGCGAGATTCGAGGCCGTGGCCCAAGTCTTTGCGCCTATCCAACAGCCGCAACAATTAATCAGGCGGTTGAAGACGAACTGGTTGCAGCAGCATTTCAAGCAAACCCGATGTATATGGCGGCTTCCGACTCAGCCTTTAACCAGCAAACATTTACGCCAAGACCCGGTTCAATCGTTCCTGTACAAATGATTCAAGGCGAATGGCCTATAAAACCGTTCGAGCAATCAGGTAACATTCAATTCAACGCCTTAATCGTTAATGACTTTAGACAACAAATAAACGATATGATGTATGCGTTCCCACTTGGTCAAGTCAATGCGCCAAATCGAACCGCAACAGAGGCAGAGATTCGCTACACTGATAATCTTGAGAGCTTTGCGGCTATGGTTCCAAGATTGCAAAATGAATTTTTTATCCCGGTAATACAGCGCACTCTATGGGTAATTAATAAAGTATTGCCTGATACCTTTGCAAATATTCCCCCAGACATTAAAGAAAAAATCATTGCAGCCGATGGACAGATAATCAATCTATCGTTTGAGACTCCATTAATGACAGCTAAAGGCAAGGTTAAGACTGGCGCATTGCTTGGTTACTATCAAGCCGCAGCCTCAATGCTTGGCCAAGAAGCCGCTACAGCCTCACTAAACCCTGTCAATGTAATAACTGAGCTTGCAGACAATGAGGGCGTGGATATATCAAACATTAAAACCCGTGAAGAGCTTGAACAATTGGTGCAAGCAGCCGGGCAAATGGCCGAGCAAGAAGCCGAACAACAAGGGGTAGAGATTGAATAATGAGGATGTAAAAAGCAGCTTTAGCCCGTTAGAGGTTGAGGATGCACGCTGGTTTGAACTGTTTAATCATCTTTGCTATGAGGTTTTTTATAAAAACGAATACGGCAAAAAGATGCTCGCACTATTGGAAAATAAATATTTCAGGAGCCCGGTAGCATCCCCAGCCCGTGAACCTTCATGGGCTTACTTTAATGAGGGAAGGAATGAATTGATTCGAGCATTTACCCACGGAATTCAATCGCATCTATTGGGTGAACATGCCAAAGCAAATGCCAAGAAAAATCCATTGCCAAGAAGGGCAAGAGTAAAACCAATACCAAATGAGGGATAATATGCACGTTAACGATCAGTCAGCAACCACACCTGATACGATGCCTGATGCACAATCAGCGACACAAGAAAGTGCTCAAAGTCTACCGAACGAAACCAAATCGGTTGAGAGCAATTCCAATTCGGTTACAAATTCAGACACCAACAGTACTGACAAAACCGACACAAGCGAGACTAAAGAGCCTGAAACACCCGATTGGTTCATGAAAGACAAATTTAAATCGGTTGAAGACCAAGCCAAATCCTATAAAGATTTAGTGGGTAAGATGGGCAAGTATTGGGGAAGCCCAGAGGACAATTACAAGCCTGATGGCATTGAAGGACTTGAAGAAAATGACCCGTTAGTTGCCGCATTAACCCCAGCACTTAAAGAGCTAGGCATATCTCAAGAAGGATTCGCGCACTTGGTTAATGGCTACATGGCCGCTAATAAAGAGATGCTTAAAGGCTTTGAAGAGAACCTGAGACAGACTTTAACAACGACTGATGCACACACCTATCAAGCCGTTGATAAATGGATGAATGATAATCTATCCAAAGAAGAGGCCATGCAAGTTAAGAACAACTGGCTCATGACCCCAGAAGACTTCAAGCTCTTTAATCAATTGCGTTTAATGGCCGCACCTTCCACAAATGTTCCAAACCAAGGTAATGCTGGCGTGACCTTTGAATCATCCGAAGCGGTCACAAATGAAAAGGTTAAATACAAACAGGAAGTCAAGCAGGGAATTCGAGTCAAAGACAAAAACTTTGAGAACGAATTATCCGCAAGACACCGGGATGCAGTCGCTAGAGAAATTCGCCAAAAACAAAGATAGACCCCTTGAAACCTTTATGGCTTGTGCTATTATGAAAGTAATTTACACAAGCCTGAACTAGGTTGGACACCTTCACTTAAACGTTTTGCTGCACTTAGTAAAACGATTTATCTGCAAGCCTGACGGATTGTTTGGACACCTTGATTGTAAACAAATGGGATTTTGTTTATTAATTAATTGGAGTCACAATCATGTCATTAGACTTATCGCAAATTGAGATACAAGAATTCTTATCCGAAGCACACGCTGAATTCCAATCAGAAGGTTTTCTGTTGCAAGGTGCTGTCCGAACCAAATCCGGTACTAAGGGTGAAATAGTTCACTTCCCAGTATTCGGTGAAGGCATGGCCAACCAAAAAGCACCACAGGATGACATCACGCCTATGAACGTGAGTAACCGTGATGCGCAAGCAATCATTGAAGACTGGTATGCCTCTGAATATGCTGACCGCTCTTTCATCAACAAACTAGCCGTTAATGCCGTTGAAGAATATTCCAAGTTATGTGCTTGGGCTATCGGACGACGTGCTGACCAAATCAACATTGACACCATTGCCGGAGCTATCTATTCAGCAACTCCAACAGCAACTCAAGGTGCTTTAATTCCTGTTGGTACAACTGGATTCACTTTCGACAAAATGAAAGCCGCTCACAGATGGTTACGCCAACGTTCCGCAAGCCGTGGAAAAATGACCTTCATAATCGATGCGATTGCAGAAGAGCAATTGCTTGATGCATTCCAGTTAACAAACTCTTTGTACGTTAACGAGAAAGTATTAAGTAATGATGGCTTGAATAATTTCTCAGTCATGGGAATGCAATTTATCGTTATCCCACAAATGAATGAGGGTGGATTACCTACCACTACAGGCGGCACAGTAGGCCGTGCATTCTTGATTAACGAAATGGCCGTTGGTTACGCTCAGAACGAAAAACTAGGCGGTGATATTTCTTGGGAAAACATCAAGACTTCATACTTAATCAATATGTGGATGGAAGCCGGGGCGGTTGTTATTGACCCTAAAGGCTTGGTTGAAGTTGACTACTTATTAGCACCTTAATAACTAACTCTAAACAGGAGAATTTAACATGGCTTTTGGAATTGATTACATGGGTAGAGTTAGCTCAGGTGCTAACAACCAAACCCAAAAAGTATGGATATACAACGGTACTGCAACTGGTGCGGATGACACCGTAGCAGAAATTGCGGCCAGTGGTTATTTCAATAACTTCATGGTCAACCTAACTTTAGGACTTGGCCCACTGTCGATTGGTGATATTATCTTTGTAAACGGTAGTGATGGCTCTGGGATGTATCAAGTTGACGCAATTACAACCAACGTGACCGTTGCAGCATATGAACCAACTGGAATTGTGGATACAGCTAACCTTGCTGATGGTGCAGTGACAGCCGCAAAACTAGCAACCGATGCAGTAACAACCGTTAAGATTCTTGACGCAAACGTTACCACTGCAAAGATTGCTGACGATGCCGTGACCAGTGCCAAGTTAAGCCCACTAACCGTTCAATATGCAGCTGTGCCAATCACAGCCGCAGAATTTAACGGCATGTATGCAGCACCAAAATTATTGGTTGCCGCTGGCGGCGCTGATACTTTGCTAGTTTTGGATAGAGTATTACTGGCTATGACCTACGATTCAGCAGCGTTTGCCGCTGGTGGCGTGGCTCACGTTCAGTACGATGACACTGCAAACGGTGCTGGTGTTATTGCCTCAACCACACTTGCAGCCGCATCCTTCCAAGACACTGCAAGCACTGTATACAGCTTTAATGCGGGCGTTGTTGAATACCCATTCGCAACTTGCGTAAACCAAGGCTTGTACTTATCCAACATCACTGGTGCATTTACGACGGGTGATTCTGACTTCGTCGCGCATGTATGGTACAAGGTTATACCAACTGTATAAGCATGTTGCAATTTTATCAACGGGGGTTCGCCCCCGTTTTATTGTGGAGTAGCTTATGACAATTGAACTTGAATCCTATCCCAACACTGAAATTGAAATCATCTCAGGAGCAATTGCCCTTGTTGGTAAACAACAATCAGTCAACACGGTTGATGGGGGTGGTGCTTTAGCTACGAGCGCACAAAAACTTTACGGAAGTCTTGTGGGTGCTGAACTCGGTTCTAACCGATGGCGTTTTGCCCAACAGTTTAAACAAATAAGCGTGTTAACAACACTCGACCCCAATTTTGATGGGTGGCTTTATGAATGCCAAATCCCAGCCGATTGCATTATGGTGCAATACGTTTACCCAAACATTGATTACATTGTCTTTGGCGACAAGATTCTAACCAGAAACAACCAACAATTTACCGTGATTTATAGCCGTGTTGTTCCCGTTTCCAAATGGCCGCCCCCATTCTCTATGTACATTATGTACCACTTGGCCGCTATGCTGGGTATGTCAATCACAAACTCAGACCGAATGCTTGCACGAATTGCTAAAGGCATGGAAACTTGGGAATCAAGAGCCTTGTTTGCTGATGCTCAAAGCTCAACCACGCAGCCATTTAGATACAATCCTTACGTTGTTGCCCGTTACCGCTATAAAACAAGAGGGTATTAAGCATGACGATTCGCTCAATAAGTAATACGTTTAACCGCGGAGAATTAGACCCAACTCTGTTTGCCCGTGATGATTTAGACATTTACGACAAAGGCGCACGCAGACTTAGAAACATGATTGCGCTATGGACAGGGGCAGCAACGATTGCCGCAGGAACAAAGTATATTGATGTGGTAGTTGACCGAGAGAATGCCAACGCACCAATCACTGATTATTTATTTATTAAAGGCTTTGATTTTACCTACGATGCCGATGCAGAAATTACCTATACCATATTAATTAGAAAGTCTGGCACGAATATTGCATTTGATATTTATTATGATGATGCGCTAGTGGCAACCGTTACAAGTACGGCCTATCTTGCCGCAGACATTCAAACAATTCACGTTGCAGCAGCCCATGACCGGGTTTTAATCTTGCAAGAGAACACCCAAATCAGACAGTTAAAGCGTGGCGCAAGCCATGCCTCTTGGAGCTTAACAACTTTTAGCCCAAGGGTTTACCCAACCTATGACTTTTCAGTGATTGGTGAGGCAACCAATTATCAGAGCTTCACATTTACGCTTGGTGCTACTACCGGGGTGATTACTATAACGTCATCATCACCTGTATTCACAGCAAATCATGTGGGGGGATTATTCAGAAGTTTAGGGGGCACTGCTAGGATTACCGCAGTTACAAGCAATGTTTTAGCTGGCGCAACAGTTTTAGATCCCTTTACGTCAACCACATGCCCCGGCAACGTTTCAAACCTTGCTGAAAAACTTTGGAATTCTGACGTAACCACATTACCCGTGAGTGCAAATAGAGGATGGCCAGCAAGAGGGGTATTCTATTTAAATCGCTTGGTGTTAGGACGAAGCCTTGCTGTTAAAAACCTTTGCAACCTTTCTACAGCAGGGGTTTATGATAACTTTGATGACTCAGACCTTGATGGCACAGTAGCCTTTAGCGTGACCTTTAACGGCAAAGGCGAGCAGTCCATTCAATCCATTGTTGCCGATGACTCCATTTTATTTACTACAGCCAACAAGCTCTTTGCTCAAAGCCCCTTGGTTGAGTCACCACTTACGATTAATAACGTGTACTTTGCGCCTCAGTCTCAAAGCCCAGCATCAAGCATTGATGCGGCTAGCATTGATAATCAAACGCTTTTTGTTTCATCTAATAGAACAAAAGTCATGCAAGCAATGTATTCAACAAGTGACGGAAAATATTTATCGTTCCCAGCAACCATGCTTTCAAACTCTTTAGTGGATTACATAAACAGCAATGCCACATGGGAACCAGCCGGAATTTCTTCAAGACTTTATTTAGCGACTCAAGACAATGGAAGCATGTTGATGTACTCAACGCTTCAAAGTCAAAACGTATCCGCTTGGAGCTTGAGAACAACAGTAGGTAAGTTTAGACAGGTGATTGGCGAAGGGCGACAGTCTCATGTTTTGGTTGAGCGAGAAATCAATATTGGCGCATCCTATGACGAGCCTTTAGATTGGGTGTATTTAAGTGACCCAACATTTAAAGCTCGTTACGATGTAACCGAATATTTTGCTACAGCACCCGGCGTTTCAGCAATTGGCGTGCTTGAAAACACGGGCGACTATATTCTTATGGGCAATCAATCGCCATTTACTGGCATAGATATTGCATTTAATACGGGCGCAAGTGCTGATTGCGGCCTGTTGTTTCAGTATTTAGATGCAAACGGATTTTGGGATACATTCACACCAACTGATGGAACAAGCGGATTTACAGTCGATGGCGCAATTACTTGGACTTTTGATAATGTTTTGAATTGGGCACCTTATGATATTGGCTCGGTTGAAACGCATTACTGGATTAGAATACAACGATTAAATGACGTGGACACTTCCCCCGTTGTAGGGCAGGCTCAAATCAATACCAGCAAGCGCATTTACTTAGAGCGAAACGATTTTGATTTATATACTGACTCAACATCATTAAAGACTTCCGATAATACTGGACTGGTCACAGGCTTACAGCATCTTGCAGGCCAACAAGTCTATGCCATAACGGATGGCGCAACAATTGGATCATCATTCGTTGATGCAAGCGGAAACACCATCATTAAAAATGCAAACGTGGATGCACTGATTGGTATGCAGTACAGACCCGAATTAATCCCAATGCCTTTATATGCCCCTACACAAATGGGCGACTCGCTTTATGCCGAGAAATACGTTCAAGATTTATATATTGATTATGTGGAGTCTCTGTATCTAAGAGCAGGGTTTAGACCACAATTAAATGATATTCCAAATATGAATTTAGGTGCTTATACACTTGGGCAATCTGTACCCCCTCAAACTGGAATCTATAGAATAGTTCCACAAGGAGATTGGGAACCACGCCAAGAGTTTGTTATAACACAATCGCAGCCCGGCCCGATGACAATTATTGGCGTTGGATACAATGTGGAGGTAGCTTAAATGTCAGGAGCAGCAGGACAAGCCGCAGGATTGGCGGTAGGTGCAGCGGTTGGATCGGTTATAGCACCCGGTGTTGGTACGCTTGCAGGCGCATCAATTGGTGGAAGCCTTGGCGGTTTTTATGATTCCTATACCGCATCAGGAACACAGCACAAGATTGATACCGCAGCGATTAAATTAAATCAGGCGCAATACCACGCTAAAGCCGCAGAGGCCGCAGCAACCCATGCCGCAAACTTTAGACAAGCTCTAGCAAGTCAGGTAGCTATATCATCAATGCGTGGTGGTAGTGGTTCCCTTGCCGTACAGTTTGGAAACCAAGCCTATCAAACCTTTGCGCAAGACCAAAAAGCCATTGAAGCAGGGGTTAAGGTTGCCGATGTTCAATCCCAATTGAGCGAAGCCGATGCTACCGCCAGACGTGACGCTACCAGACTTGCTGCAGGAAGCAGGGTTTTAAGTGCTTTAGATTCCATTAATCTAAGCGCACCAAGGAGTAAATAAGATGGCAATTAACCAACAACCCATGCAAAGGCAAGTAGCTACTCAAGGCTCAAACGTAAGCACAGGCCAAGGGTTAACAAGCCTTGCCAGCGCAACCAGCGCATTAAGCCAAATCATTACTGAGAAGGTCAACGAAGTTGCTATTGAGCAAGCAGGGATTCAAGGCCAAACGGATGTACTAGATAACAAAGCCCCTGAGAAGCTCGCATTGCCATTTACTAAAGCAACCAAGGCTTACAACAATGCGGTAGCCAATACAGAAGCAAGACGACAAGCGATATCCGCATCAGAGTTAATTGAAGAGTCGCTCGCTAACAATACCAATCCAGCAACCTTTGATTCAAGCTCACCAGCCAAACTAAAAGCCGAGCTTCAAGGAATTAGAGA